CTAGCAATCGATCTAAGTCCGACCGCGTTCTCTCGACTCGCGCCGCTCGGCAGAGGCGTACTCCAAGTGACCATCGCGGACTACCCACCGAGCAGCGAGAGTTCCAACAGTCCTGTGCGGCGTGGTCACTGAAGCTCGGAGTCAAACTCAACGCACTCTTCAACCTAATGCCGCAGTACGGCAGGAGCGTCCACTGGGCGCGCGAGCGCTACTACGGCGGCACCTTCGTCACCGATGCCGACCTCTTCTGGATCAATGATCGAATCAAAGACGATACCGTTATCGACAGAGGGAAGAAACTGCACATCTACGCCGCTGCTGTCGACTTGATGTGCCGAGTGTGTGCAGGCGAAGACGAGAAGACTCCGACCTGCTGGGATCAGACCTGCCCACTCCGTCCGGTGTCGCCACTTCCACTCAGGATTCTAGGATGATGCGGCACGCTTTCTAGGATTTTGACCGCCCTCCCTTAGAGCGATCACGCTTGGCGAAGCCGTCGCCCTTGAAGTGAACAGGCGTGGCGACCAGTTGCAGGATCATCCAAGGTCCACACTCGCAGCGCGGCCGCACAGGTTCGTAGCTGACTTGCAGTCGCTGCTCGATGCGCTGGCAGACTGGACACCTGAACTCATACAGCGGCATTGGGTTTCCAATCCTTACCTGCCCAGTAAGGTTTACGGCGCTTGCGGTCTGCGGTGCGGCGGCAGTAGCTGCACTCTCCGCAGGTCGGCGCATCCGGCACGACATTGCGCTGGCACTGCAAGCAGTACAGCAGGCGAGCGCAGGCACGCCGCCTGCCTAGCCCACGGATGTCGCCAGGCTTGCAGGAGTGTTGGATCACTTCTTGGCTCGGCGTGCTGCGCGGTTCACAGGCTGCGGCTCTGGCGTTGGTACGCCGAGCCTGATCTTTCCTGACTCGATGGACTGGAAGAGCGGCTCCCACTTCTCCTTGTAGACCTTGTCAGCGTCGTACTCGTCCATTGTTGCGGCTAGTCGTGCGCGGTTGATCTCGCCGCTCTGGGTGTTCCTGTAGTTCTCGCAGAGCGCTTGGTAGATCTCGATCACATTAGGGATCATTGCGAACGACTCGTGGAAGTCCTCCCAGTGAACCTGACCATTGACGATGTGACCGTAGTCACGCACTAGCTCTGGCTGCGCGGTGTGATTGCTGACGATGACTGGAGTGCCGACGGCCTGAGCCTCAATGACAGGCAGCCCAAAGCCCTCAGATCGTGACGCTAGGAGCAGCACATCTGCTGACCGCATTAGGCTTGCCACCGTCTCAGCCGGTACGCCAGCGCGCATCTGGATTGAGTTCACCCATCGGATGCGAGCCTCTGGCGCGTTGAGAGACTTCAGGAGTGGGATCAGGTTGATGCCGTCCATATGGCCGAACTTGTCGGTGTGCAGGTAGAGGTAGGCATCTTCGTGACCGATAGCGAAGATGGTCCAGGCGTGGAGCATCTCAGGGAACGACTTACGCTTGCCCTTGTTCATCGCCGTGATGATCGTGAGGTGGGCGTCCTCCGGTACGCGGAGCGTCTCGCGCATCGGCTGCACACCGCTGTGCCAGATTGCGCGGTCGATGGCGTGAGGGATGTAGGTCAGGCGGTCTCGTGGCACGCCAGCCTCAAGCAGCAGCTGCTCGCCGTTCTTGCTCATCGCCACGATGTACTTGTTGCCACCCTTGATGCACCACTCCGCCACTCGGCGTGGCACAGGCGAGTGATCCACCGGCACCCAGCAGACGAGCGGCAGCTCGTGCCAAGCATCGGCAACGCCAGTCCACACATCGAACAGGGTCAGCCCAAAGGCTCCAGGCTCTCGTGCGGCTAGGGCAATGTTCTCTGGCCCTGAGTCGTTGGCGTACTTCAGCAAGCCCTCTGCGTAGATCTTGATGCCGTTCCACTCCATATTCACAGGAGCGCCGTAGTTGGCAGCCACGCTGAAGTCGTGACCTGCCGCCAAGGCGCGCAGTCCGAGCTGCGCGATCTGCGTGCCGTAGCCGGTCGGTGCCATTGGCGTGTTAGAGACTGCGACGATCTTTGCCATTGCGTCCTCCTACTTGTGCTTGGTCACCTTGCCGTGACAGGTCCTGCATAGCGTCCTCAGCATATAGGTCGGCACGATCAACGCGCCACCCTCAGCCAGTGGAGCGAGATGGTCGGCGGTGAGTGGGTTGCTTGGGTTGTTATCCCTCTGGCCGCACAGCTCGCAGTACGGCACCTCCTTGCGCTTCTGGATCGAGAGCCTCCGCCACTCTGCCGTTCGATAGGGCGATGGTCCACGGTTGCGCGCCCACTCGGTCGCCTTACGCGGTCCACAGACATTGCAGCGGTCACCGTGCGTGGTCAGTACGCCGCAGGTCAAGCAGGGTCGCTGTGTGCGCTTCACTTCTTCGCCAGCACCGGCAGCGCTAGGTAGGGCGAAATGATCCGAGTCAGATGCTCGATAGCGCGCTCCTCTGCGTCCTCCAGCTGCGGCTCTAGGACTGACCACGCCAACTTGCCGAGCGGCTCTTCGAGCGTCTCAGCCACTCGTGCATAGCGTGCCAAGACGATGTGCAGCAACTCGTGCAGCAGGATGGTGCGCTGGCGCTCTGGAGTCTGCGCCCAGAAGTCGTGGCTGACGCGCAGCTCGGCGGTGAACGCCTGTGGGTGCGGATCGATGTCTGCCCAGGCATCAACATCCGCTGCGGCCTCAACGATGTTGATCTCCCAGGTGTCGATGCTGAGTAAGACCTGCGCGTCGGTGACCCACCCACGAAGGGCGATGAACTTGTCCTGCGCCTTAGCCATTTGCCCTCCTGTAGTGGTGGAGCAGGAGTGGAGTCGCACCACTCGTTTCTCGCTGACCGGCAATAGCCGTGATGGTCGTGCGAGCGTCTACGCTGCCCCAGGTTAGGCCCTGCCGATGGGAGGACTCCACCGGCAGGGCGAGTGACTGCAGCACGCCAAACGGCCGCGCAGTCGCCGAGAAAGCGTAGCGCATCATCCTAAGATCCTGAGTGGAAGTGGCGACACCGGACGGAGTGGGCAGGTCTGATCCCAGCAGGTCGGAGTCTTCTCGTCTTCGCCTGCACACACTCGGCACATCAAGTCGACAGCGGCGGCGTAGATGTGCAGTTTCTTCCCTCTGTCGATAACGGTATCGTCTTTGATTCGATCATTGACCCAGAAGAGGTCGGCATCGGTGACGAAGGTGCCGCCGTAGTAGCGCTCGCGCGCCCAGTGGACGCTCCTGCCGTACTGCGGCATCAGGTTGAAGAGTGCGTTGAGTTTGACTCCGAGCTTCAGTGACCACGCCGCACAGGACTGTTGGAACTCTCGCTGCTCGGTGGGTAGTCCGCGATGGTCACTTGGAGTACGCCTCTGCCGAGCGGCGCGAGTCGAGAGAACGCGGTCGGACTTAGATCGATTGCTAGACTTTGAGATGTCCACGGCTTCAGTATGTCCTTCCTACATCGCCCACAAGAGTCGCGCGCGACCACAATCACACACCGCGTCGGATCGTCCTTCCGGCAGACGCGCAGTCTAAACGGTTTGTCGCCCCAGCGCCACCTTGGCACGGCCGCATACATCACCAGCTCGCCAGACTTGTAGGGTGAGCAGGTGCGCGCGTAGCCGCCCACGCAGAACTGGGTGGCTGGATTGCGTGAGCCGTACCAAGTCGACACGCCGCTGACCGGCACGCCGCTTGGAGTCTCTGGCGTGAGGTCTGGACCACCGCTGCCGGTTAGCAGGGTGAGTGCCAGCAGGAGCGCTGTCAGCTGCTGATCCTTGGGAAGGTATCCCAGTCACTGAGTTGATCCTGTCGCACTAGCCACGCTCCAGGTCGACCATTACCAAAGTCGTGCTGCGGTCCTGCCTTCAGGGATCGCAGGCCGTCAGTGTCAAGCCAGCCGACGATGCGCTTGATCGGACCGGCTCCAGTCACAAGGATGTGCGGCTGACCTACTTGATCATTTGCGCGGATGATTAGACCGGTGCTGCTCGTCCACTTGACTTCCACGCCGCCGATCCACGGCACATCAACATCTGGCTTTGAGAGGTAGGTGTCGATGTGCGCCTCCCAATGCAGATCCAGAGCGATGCAGACTGCCAGTTCAGCAGCTGCGCCATTGATGTGATCCTGCAATGATCGATCAGCACTCTGGCCGTTGCGACCGAACTGACCCTTCGCCTTGCTGGATGCGTCGCGCTTCGCGCCGACTTCCGAAGCCTGCGCCCACTGATATGGGTCAAGGACGATTGTCTGCTCAGGCATCTGGTTCCGCACTGCCCATAAGGTCAATGAACGACTCAAAGTCAAGGATGATCATTGAGCGGCGCTTGGTGCCAGGTCCAGGTGCGTCGCCTACGACGAGTGCGCTGATCTGGCTGGCGTTGCCATTGACCGAGCGGAGCCAACCGTCGTAGCGCTCTGAGTAGGAGCCGTTGCCAACCTTGCACTGGATGACGATCCAGTCGGACATCACATCAACCTTGCCGCCAAACTGGCCGACACGAGCGCCGCCGATCTTCTCGGCGACCTCTCGCTCGAAGGCGTTGCCCTTGTTGCGTGCGCGCTTGCCGCGCTTCGCCTTCTCATTGTTCTGCTCGTCAATGTCTAGGTCAGACATCTTGCTCATCTCACTACCAACCTTCCCAGTCGAGCCTGCCCACCATCCGAGAGGGTGAACGCTGACTGATCTACTTCTAGGTGACCTGCGTGCAGTAAGTCTGCAATGGTCTTGCGATTGAAGATGTGTTCGTTGAGGAAGAACCAGCCCTCCGGTGCATTCGCATCGGCGTAGCGGATGCTCAACTTGGCGAACTGCCTGCCGATCTTCGGATCTAGGCACCAGGCATCTGCACCCTCTTGCACGCAGCGTATGCCTTCGTCTAGCTCGTCGCAGAGGACCTCGACCTTGATCATTTGACGCACGCCTTGTGCCGCCACTCGAATCTGCGGCCGCTCTCTGCGATCACCAAGACACGCTGCGCTGGGAAGACCAAGCGCTTGGGGTCGGTGTAGTCGATGACCCTGTTGCACTCGGTGCAGCTCGTCATCGTCCAGACAGGCGCGCGTGCTACGCCGTTGCGCTTTGCTTTTACGCCTGCCATTGGAGCGCCCTGTACATCCAGACGATGGTCGCCAGGTTGCTAAACAGGAAGATGAGCGATGCCGGTACGCCCACGCCGCGCTTGAAGCTGAGTGGCAGCGATGCCAAGACGATCAGTCCGAGCGATGAGTTGATGACGATCAGCGTCACGCCAAGCCAATCCCAGCCGCTCACAGGTCCACCATCCCAGACAGGAACGCCATCCGGTCGGTTGCCAACTCGATGGCACCCTCAATGGTCTCGCCCTGGAAGGTCAACTCGGTATCGTCAGCATCGCGCAGCACGATGGTCCAGGTGACTTGGCTGCCCTCAGCGAATGGATGCTCGACGCGCACTAGGCCGTCGTAGTGGTAGCCGAGAGATGCAGCTCGCGTCTCTAGGGCGTTCAGGTCAGCACTACTCACGATTCCTCCTCATAAGATGACTGCCAAAGACCGTTATCTACCATATGCCTCCGAAGGATCGCGTAGGAGTCCTCCGCTGTCAAGTCTGTCGTGTCAATCTGCAAGTCGTACTCCGTTTGCAGGTAGCCGAACTCGGTCACATCGCCCACACCTTGCAGCACCCCACGGCGAGCGGTCCGAGCCTCTGCGGTGGCGTGGACCCTGACGATCACGATGCCTGGGATGTGGTGGCGCAGGTAGTGCGCCTCTAGCGGCAGCCGCACATCGTCTACGGCGACGAGCCGGTTGGCGGTCTTGATCTTCAGGTACTCGGCGTGCCACGCCTTGATCCAGAACGACTGGTCGATGTCACGCAGCTGCGCGCCGATGTCCTGCAAGATCTCGCGGCCGGAGACTTCGATGTCTAGCCCCATCCGCCGCTGGCTGTACAGCTTGCCCTTGTCGAAGTCATCGCCGTAGCTCATCGTTGCCACGGTGCGGATCGCCTCCGCGATTGGTAGCACCGTGTAGGGATGCACGCGCCGCTGCTCCAGCATCCCTGCCAGTGTTGACTTGCCTGAGCCTTGCGGCCCTACGAATGCGATGTTCACTTGTTCACCCTCCTGATGTAGTCAATCCACATATGAATGCGCTGTGGATAGCGCTCAAAGAATCCGACGGCTCGGTTGCAGGGTGAGCAGAGCAGCGCCCTGACACACTTGCCACACGAGATCGGCGATCCCTTCTTCCTGCCGGAACTGAGCGTCTCGTACTGGCAGCAGCGCGGATCGTGATCCACGGTCACCGCTCTCGTCTCACCAAAGCGGAGTGGCTCCTTGCACGCTCCACATCGATCAGCCTGTGCCAGCCGTAAGGCCGTGTACTGCTCCATCGTCATCCGGTGGTTGTAGAGCGTGTACTTCAGCACCCTCACAGCTCGCTGCTCAAAGGTCTCTCTCTCCCTGGAGGCTCTTGTAGAGAGTGCGTGCTTGTTAGGCTCCTCTTGCTTACGCATTCTTCTTCAGTCCAAGAATCTCTCCGATAGGCAAGAGCCTGCTCTTTCCATCTCGCCGAGAAGGGGATTTAGGGGTTATGTTCAGTTCTTGTTCTCTTTCACTTTCAGTTCTGTCCGTCAACTGACCCCTTTTTCGTGCTCGGTAGACTTCACCACGAGCGTTCGAGGTGAGGTCGACTTGATAGCGAGAGTAGTTCCGAATCACAACGACACCGTCTTGATCAACGACCAAGAGGTCCTCTTTCAACAGAGCTGGGATGGCACGCGCACGCACCGAATCCAGTACGGCCTTGAGATGCTCTAGGTTCTTGAACTTGCCAGCGCTCCGCATCCGCTTGGAGGCGATGATGCACTGGAGGAAGGTCGTTGACTGGAAGTCAGTCAGCGACGCGATTGCCGGATCAAGGTAGAAGTTGATGCTAATCATCACTCGTGGTTCCATTTGTCCTCCGCTCTGTGTTGGTGGCTGGGAGAGGTGGAGGTCACCAGTCTCTCCCAGCCGTAGCTGATGCCGTTGACTAGAACGGCAGTTCCTCTAGCGCAGTCTCTAGCGCAGGGTTGCCATCGTGCAGCCCCTTCGCCTTGGCGGCAAGCATTGCCTCACCCTCATCGCGCACCTGCGCGTTGACCCACGCGATGCTCGGCTTGCGCTTGCAGAACTGGCCGCCGCCATCTTTCCCAGAGCAAGCGAAGAACCCTGAGTACTCTTTGCCAGCCTTGCTGATACCGGCAGGCTTGAACGACCAAGCGGTGCGGTGGTCTGGGCATTCGCCCTCTGCGAAGAGCATTGCGGCTGCTACGGCCACATCGTTCGTTGAAACCGACGGCTGCGATGCCCTCACAGAATCAACGGAGACCGCCCTAGGAGCCACGGAGAGGCTCGCGCCTGTGCCAGACGCATAAAGAGACCGCCCCACACCGATCTGGGCAGCGCAGCGGCGCAGAGCGTCGCTTGCTGCTGACTTCAGCGGCTCGTCATCCTGAGCGCTGTTGGGATAGCCAAAGTCCTGTCGGACGGTGGTGACCCCATCGATCACGGCGATCAAGGTGCCGTGTACCACGAAGCGAGCTGGGTCGGCGACCTTGACCTCAAACTGCCAACCTGCCAAGCCCAAGACATCGTCAAGGCGCTGCGCCACGGCTCGTGCATCTGCGTAGGTGAAGGTCATTCCGCCGCGCCCTGGGCGCTGCTTCAGATCCGTGCCGGTGAACGGTGCGGCCAGTGCCGCTGCGATTTGCTTACTCATTCTCTGCTCCTCCAATGGTCTCTACAGGTAGCAACTGCTCGGCTACCAGATTCAATGAACTCGCCTTTGCAATGTGACCGCTCTCGAATACCGTTCCCTCCTTCACCTCATATGCCAGATAGAGATACTGGCTCTTATCCATCACTCCGAGCAGCCACGCACGCTGGTACTTATCCGCGTGGGGCGGCCCATTGCGGTCCTCTCCAGGCGCGAGCTGCAAGTGAACGAAGGCGTAGTAGTCCACCGCTTGATGGTCTCGGATGTAGTCAAAGACGCTGACCTCAACATCGTCACCTGCCGGTCGACTCCAGGCCTTGCTCTTCACATCGACCTTCAGACCGCAGACCACATAGTCGTGCGTCGTGAGGTCCACTGGGATGAACGGCATCTTGCGCTCGCGGAGTACCGCCTCAAACACGGCCTGCCCTAGCACACCAGTCCAAGTCGTATTGCCGTCCGCCTTCTCCTTTCGGAAGCGCAGCGCATTGCTGGACTGCGCCTGCTTGAACATCTCTTCAGCCCTGACCTTGATTGCGGTGGTGAGTTCTACTTCAATCACGCCTGATCCTCCTTGCCGAAGACGCGGAATACTCGCGCGCCTGGCTTCTCTGAGGTGAAGCGTGTGACCGCCTCACCGTAGGTGTCTGGAGCAACCGTTCGCAGGACATCTGCGATGCTCTCCCAGTCCACCTTGACGCTGCTCTTGTTGGTCTTCCAAGTGGCAAGCCAACCCTGACCCTTGACTCCTTCGCCGTCGGCGATGGCTTCCTTGATGGCGATTGCCATCTCCTTCAGCGCGGCATCGGCAGCCTCTGCCTCCACCTTCGCTTCGATGTAGAGCCGAGCGATGTGATCCAGCTGCGGATCAGCCACGGCGTAGGTGTTGTTGCTCTGCGGCTTGACTTCAGCGAGCGTGTCGCTGTCGTTGCCGGTCAGAGGTGGCGGAGTCTTGGACTGCACCAACTCGC